CGGCAAGATGCAGTTCACCTTTAAGCGCCGTGAGTTCACACCTCGTGGTGACGCGAAGGGCCCGCCGATTGTTGTTGACAGCACCGGCGTCAATCAGTGGCCGTCAGACAAGTTGATCGGCAACGGTTCCATTGGCCGCATCAAGTTCCACATTTATCCATGGGGCCTGGGCAAGCCCAACCCTGGTGTGGGCATGGAGCTACGTGGCCTGCAAGTGCTCGACCTTGTTGAGTACGAAACACAGGAGGACATGGCATTCAAGGCTGAGGAGTCCGGCTATGTGCTGGACCAGGGCGAGAGTTTTGGCACCCCGTGTTCCATCGAGCCACCGGCCGGCAGCTTCCAGTCAAAGGTCTCGGCCGCAGTGGCGGAGCTGGCGACGGATGAAGAGATGCCGTTCTGATGCCTCTCACCAGCCGTGAGTTTGTTTTCAACGTTCCGCTCAAGACCAAGCAGCGCCCGCGGTTCTACGCAAACAACGCCTACATGGACAAGCCATACAAGACGTGGATTGCGGAGATGCGGGCCTTGATGGCCGAGCACTGGGCGGAAGCACCGTTGGAAACAGTGAACGTCCTATGGGTCCGGTTCCACGGGCCCGCCAGGGGCGACCTGGACAATCTGCTTGGCGCGGTGATGGATGCCGGCAATGGCCTGATTTGGCGCGACGACCGGGTGTCAATCATTGCTCGCGTTGAGGCGGAGTGGGTCCAGGCAAAGCAACAACAACAGCAAATTCAAATGAAGGTGTTCTATGAACTGCCCTGAATGTGGCCATCCAAAACAAACCGTCATCGAAACTCGCGCTAGTGGCGCTGTTACTCGTCGCACTCGCGTTTGCCGTGCTTGCGGAAAGTCGTTCGCCACGCTTGAGCGGCTGTGTGTCTACGCAGGCAGAGAGCGAGGTTGGCTTGAGGATCCTGTGTCTGATCAAGACGCTGATGACTCCGTACGCCACGCTGAGCCAAATGGTGACCCCGAAGAAGAAGACGAGCCAAAGCCAAAGCCGTCCAAGCGTCCGCCTCAGTTCATCGCAGACGTGGATCTTCCCGAACTTGGGCAAATCATCGAGGACGCAAGGTACGCATTGGTGGAATGGTGGAATGAGTCGCGCTACAGCAAGCACGGCAAGAAAGCCGCTTGGACAGAAAAGGCGTGGCTAAGCAATGTCGAACGTGTGTCCCGCTTGCCTCATTGGAAGCAGATACTGCTTGCGAAGGCTGGAGTCGAAAGCGGGTGGCAGGGGCTGAGGTGGGAGTACCTCGGCGACAAGGTTGAGGCCCCTGCTGAACTTGGTCCACAGCCAATCAACAGCGCTGCGCAGGAGGCCATTAGCCGATGGCATCTCAACAAGGGTTAGCCACGATCGAGACATTCTTGACGGTGGCAGAGATGGTGGCGCAACAGCTGCGCATCAGAGCGGAGGACCGTTGGTCCGCCAACATCTGTCAACTCAAGTACGTCTCGTTCTGTAGCGAGTTTCCTGAAGTCAATGATCAGCAGCTGTTCTGGGCTGCAGAGAAGTGGCTTCAATCCACAGCTGATCGTGATTTCTTGCGATACCCAACCTGGATAGAGCTGATGTCACCGCTCTATCGCTGTGAGAACGGTCTGGCCAACCGGTGCTGGGGGTTTAAGGAGGAGTTGCCACCACTGGTGCAGCCCACCTACCAGCAGCTTCAGATGTTGCCGCCTCGCCCTGCCCCGCTGAAGGCACTGCCTGCAGCAGAACCAGCGGCGGGGCCTGGCCTGACGAGGCGTGCATGGGCGGAGTACATCAAGACTCTGACTGAGCACGACGATGGGACTTGAACCCATCTTCTCCGAGAAGGAGATTCGCAAGATCCTTGAACGGGGCCTCGTTACAGGCAAGTGGTCGATCGTTGAGTTCAACAAGAGGTCGATCAATCCGGTGTTGCCGAGCCGTGAATTTCTGGAGGCAAACCCACAGTTCCTAGATCCCACATTCCGTGATCTGGAAACCTTCAAATCGATGGGCCACTACGGAATCCAATGACCTTTCACCGATTCATTCATGGACAAGAAGTTCAGTTCTACACAGCCGGAGGATGGAAAAATGGAACCATCCACTCAACCTCCCCAGAGAGTTGTGTTGTCTCCTGGAGTGTTGGTGCAGCGCACAAGCTCACAAGAGTCTACGACGAGCGCAACCTTAGGGATCGCGGGGAGAAAACTAGACGTTGATCGTGATTCCATTGTTCGCTTGATGCACTATTGCCACGATCAAGTATCAGACGCAATACGGTCTGGCAATAACTACTCCCGCAACTTTTGGGATGGGGCCCTTTGGTTTGGCCGTCACTGTTTTGAAATGGAGAGAGAGTGATGGCTTGGCGCGACAAGAGGTACGACCAGCGGGTCGAAGCCTTCCACAATGAGGCCCGCATGACTGAAGGCCCTGGCTTGACCAGGGCAGCTGAACACGAGAAGACGAAAGAGGTCGAGCTGGTGGTGCGGCAGCCCGGCCATCAGCCGATGAAAGTCGTCATGCGTGCGTCGTCAAAGACAAAGGCATGTCAATACCTATTGAACCGTTGGCCATCAGCTGAGGTGCGTGCCCTATGAAGAAGATCATGTTTGACGCTGAGTTCTACGGCTACCGCCATTGCATGGCGGCGGTCGAGGACCAGGACTGGGGGAGTGGTGACTGGGTACAGGTGTTCCGTCATGGAGAGGCGCTGAACAATCTGCGGGCCCAGGTGGTCGAGTTGCAGCAGAAGTACCCCAGACACAAGGTGATCTTCTGTCGTGGCTGGGGGCCCAACTTCAGGAAGAAGGTCTATTCGCTGTACAAGGCGAACAGGCGTGAACGGCGCCCTCCGGGTGGCTACAACGCTTTCCTGGGGAAGATGAACACCATGGCGCTGCACCTTGGCTGTGAGGTGTGGAGGCTCTGGGGCATAGAGGGTGACGACATCATCGGGCTGTTCACGAACCCGGAAGACATCATCGTTTCGGGCGACAAGGACATGCGGACGCTGGCGGGTTTGCACCTGACGCCGGATGGTGAGATTGATGCCGTGAGCCAGTCACAAGCTGATCGTCAGCTGTACGAGCAGATCTTGATCGGCGACCCGGCTGACGGATACAAGGGCTGCCCCAAGGTTGGACAGGTGGCTGCGCGAAAGCTGTTGGCCTCCTGCCACTCCGAAGCGGAGATGTGGCGCCAGGTGTTGGAGGCGTACCTGAAGGCTGGGTTGACGGAGGAGTACGCCCTTCAAATGGCCCGTTGTGCGCGAATACTTCGCACAGGTGAATACGACATCAGTAAACAGTTACCTGTTCTCTGGAGCCCACCGGTAACCTGAGGACATGGATTACATCCCCCCGATCGACGAGCGACTTGTTGCCGCTCTTGCCACCCAATTCCCCGAGCGATCGGCCGATTTGGACTGGAACGATCGGGAGGTTTGGTTCCGTGCTGGCCAGTGCTCAGTGGTGCGTTGGCTGGCCCAGAAGCTAGAAGAGCAGCAGGAGGCACCCATCTGATGTGTTTCGGAGGCGGCGGCGGCACGATCACGATGCCCAACACTGGTGCATACGACCAGCAGTTGAACGCTCAGATCAGCGCGATGAACAGCGCGATGAACATGGGCGCGACCACGATGCAGGCGCAGCTGAATGATGCGTTGCGTGCAGAGCAGTCACAGCTCGCGCAGTTGCGTGACATCGAGATGCAGCGAGCCGAGACAACGGCTGCGCAGGCACAGCGTTTGGCGAATCTGATTGGCCCCCCTCCGCCGGAGGAGAACGCGGAGGCGCCGAAGTTGAACGAGAAGAAGGCGCGAACAAACAAGAAGGCGTTGCGCATTTCACGAGGTGGGTCCAGCGCATCGGCCGCTGGTGCTGGCCTCAACATCACAGGAGTCTGATCATGTGTTTCGGTGCGCCTTCTCCGCAGATGAAGATGGAGAAACCGCAGGGCGGCTCTGACATGTCTGCTTATACACAGCAGATGCAGGCACAGCAGCAGGCCTTCACTCAACAGCTGCAGCAGCAGATCGCAGCAGCGAACCAGCGTGCATCAGACCTGCGGATTCAGTTCCAGCAAGAGCAGGAGGCGTTGGCTGCAGACATGGCTGCGCAGTTCGCTGGTGCGTACAACACCACTGCTCAGCAGACAGAAGCGGAAGGGGCTCAGGTGACTGAAGCGATCAAGCCGAAAAAGGACACGAGCCGCAATACGTTGAAGATCAACACCGGTGGTGCCCCAGCGGCAGCCGGTGCTGGCGTCAACCTGGGGGTGTGACATGAGCTGGCTACAGATTGCCCCTGGCATCAGCATTAACAGCAACCTTCCAATCTTCCAGAGCAACCCTGTTGTTCAGCAGGCTGCAGCGACACAACAGCAGCAAACAGTGCTGCAGGAGCAGCAGGCCGCGGCAAACGCGGCGATGCAGCAGCAGCTGGCGTACAACAGCCAGCGACTGATGGAAGGGCGAGCACGCGGCAATGCGGCGCTCACGTCACTGCGAATCCTTGGGGCTGGGCCCAACCGGACGGGTGCGCGAGCGAAGGTCTCTGCCCGTAACAGCAAGAAGAGAAAGAAGCGTGCATCTGCATCGCTTCGCCTCGGCAGTCAAAGCAGCCAAGGCGGTGGCGGTGGCCTCAACATCGCGATGTAGCAAATGTCCTGCGAGAACTTCTGGAATGATCACATCAGCACCAGGAACTATTGGCTGAGTCGCGCACGTCGTTGTGCGTCACTGACTATTCCGTATCTCATCCCCCGGTCCAACGAGCCGGTGGTGGAGAACATGGACAGCTATGTGCTGCCATGGAATGGCATTGGCCAGCGGGGTGTCGCGAACTTGGCCAGCAGGCTGTTGATGGCACTTCTCCCTCCCACGGAGGCCTTCTTCCGTTTCACCGTTGACCCGGTGCAAATGGAGAAAGAGGAGGGCCGACTGCAGGACCAGGGCGTCAGCGATGACGACATCGCTCAGATGAAGTCTGAGATGGAGCTGGCGCTGAACAAGCTTGAGCTGTCAGTGCTGCGCAGTATCGAGACAAGCAACGACCGGGTGGTGCTGCACGAAGCACTGATGCACCTGATCGTGGCTGGCAATTGCCTGCTTTATATCGATGAAGATGGGATGCGGGTGTTCCATCTCAATTACTACACCCTGCTGCGTGACCCCATGGGGGAACCGCTTGAAGCGGTGGTATGCGAGGAGATTGGCGAGGAGCAGCTACCGCCAGAGGTGCGGGAGATCCTGAACGACAATGACCCAGTGATGTCCGGGTCGGTCACGCAAGATCCGTTTGATACCCCAAGCAGAAGGACCTACAAGGTCTTCACCCACGTTGTGTGGTCTCACGATTCGGTGGAGTGGTATCAAGAGGTCAAGCAGAAGGAGATTCCCAATAGCCGCGGCCGAGCGAAGAAGTCTGCATCACCGTGGATTCCGCTGCGGATGGTGTCGATGGACGCCAGCAGCTATGGCCCCAGCTATGTGGAGTCTGCGTGCATCGCTGACCTGCAGACCGCTGAGGCGTTGAGCCAGGCGATCACCGAGGGTGCGCTGGTGTCAGCACAGGTGAAGCATCTGGTGAAACCATCGGGGGTGTGCAACCCGAAGGTATTGAGCGAAGCCCCCAACGGTGCGTACGTGCCTGGCAATCCAGACGATGTGTTCACTGTTCAAACCAACAAGGGCAATGATCTGAACGTGGCCATGGCTGCGTTGGAGAAGATCGAGATGCGGCTGGCCGCTGCGTTCATGCTGGCCGAGTCACGCAATGCTGAGCGTGTGACGGCAGAGGAGGTACGACTGCAGGCGCTGCAATTGGAGAATGCGCTGGGCAGCATCTACGCAATCCTGACGACTGAGTTCCAAGCGCCATATATCCAGCGAAAGCTTGAGCTGTATGCGCGACAGGGTGGGATGAAGCGTTTGCCCGAAGGACTGATCAAGCCAGTAGTGAGTGTTGGCCTACAAGCTGTTGGCCGCGGCAATGATCTGGAGAAGACAGCACGCTTCATGACGCTGCTGCAGCAGACCATTGGGCCAGAGCAGATTGGCCTTTATGTGAAGACGCCAGAGCTAATCCGTCGTCTTAGCAGCAGTATGGGGATTAGCCCTATCGGGCTAGTCAAGACTGAACAGGAGATTGCTGCAGAGATGCAGGCACAGCAACAACAACAGATGCAAGCGGAGGTGTTGGGGTCCGCCGTGTCTGATCCCCAGAAGCTTGCGCAAGCAGCGCAGACTGTCCAACAGATGAACACACCGGAGGCAATGAATGGCTAATGCAGTGACTTTGCCCTGGAACCCGGATGAGGTGACGGGGCCTGAACTTTCAAAATCTGAGCTTCATGGCGAAGGATTGGAGGCACCGGGCCAAGAGGATATGGCTCGGGCGTTTCTTGAAGAGCCAGCGCCGAGTGGTGAGGAGGCCGGGGGCGAGGCCGTACAGGAGAAGATCCTGGGGAAGTTTGAGAGCCAGGAAGACCTCGCCCGTGCATACCAGGAGCTAGAGAGAAAACTGGGCCAGCGCCAAGAGGCTGAACCGGCCCAGCCCGATACCACCGCGCAACCGTACACAAGAGACCAGGCGGTCCAGCGTTATGGGGAAGGCGCTGTCGAGGCTTTAGGCGAGAAGGGCGTTGATCTCGCTGCGTTGATGTGGAAGGCAGACAACGGTGGAGACATCAGCGAGCACTACACAGCCTTGGCTGGTGCGTTCAACGTGAGTCCCGAGGTGGTGGCTGACTATGTAGCGCGATCACGTGCGCCACAGGCCGCACCATCTGGGGGGATGTCCGATTCGGATGTTGCCGAGATCAAGGCGATGGTGGGTGGCGATGAGGCATTTGCCGGCTTGAGCAGCTGGGCCGCTCAGAACCTGGATGCACAGGAGTTAGCTGATTACAACGCAGCGGTGGATTCCGAGAACAAGGACGCAATCCGGTGGGCTTTGCGATCAATCCAGCAGCGTGCTGGGGCGAGGGATTCGAGGAGAGTCGAGCCGCGGATGGTGGGCGGCGGCAGCCCTGCAAGTCAGATGACATTCACGTCTGAGCAGCCGGTGCTGAATGCAATGAACAAGCGGGATGACCGTGGCCGCCGGCTGTACGACATCGACCCGGCCTATCGAGAGAAGGTGAAGGAAGTGCTAGCCAATAGCAATGTCTTCTGATTAGGTTGGGGCCAGGTACGTTGCACCCCTGCAACTGATCTGGCCCCTGCGGGGACAACCGGGCAGCTTGAGGCGTAGCAAGGCCACGCAAACTCAACCCCTTTCCTCCGATGGCTGACGCCGCACTACAACGGCTTGGCGCGATTAAGGGCGACGTTGGTACATTCACCAACATTGCCGAGATCAACAAGAACCGTGAGCTGTTCCTCAAGCTTGGTTCGGCTGAGGTGCTCGATGCGTTTGAGCGCTTCTGCGTGTTCAAGGGCAAGACCCGTGAGCGGAACATCCGCGGCGGTAAGTCTGTTGCCTTCCCGATCAGCGGCCGCATGAAGGCTGCGTATCACCAGCCAGGCACCGAGATCACTGGTGGCACCAACGACCCTGGTGATCTGAACGAGCGGGTGATCACCGTTGACTCTCTGATGGTGGCTGATACAGCCGTCGCGGAGGTTGACGAGCTGATGAATTATTGGGACGCTCGCGCTGTGTACACAACTGAGCTGGGCCGCGCCCTGGCTTAC